TCAGTTAACGATCGTAATCACCACGCGTCCCAGCACGTCGATATCCTCCAGCGCGCAGTCGAAGGCGGTGCCGACGCCGCTGACGCGCACCTTGCGCACCGGAATACGGATAAGGGAGCGGACGCTGATTTTGCCTTCGATATTCACCAGCCACTCGCCGTCGTAGATGTCGTCGAAGGTGCTATCAATAATGTACTGCGCTTTATCGTCCTGCAGGCAAAACGGTTCGGCGGGAAGCGGGACGCCCGCGCGGAAAAACACCTTATCAAACATGGCGTAGCCCGCATCGTAGAGCTGGCCGTCTACCAGCTTCTTACGCGGCAGCTTCATCACGTCAGATTCGTCGTCGGCAAATTTTTTGCCTTCTCCGGTTGCCAGCCATGCCAGCGATGCGCCGGTTTCCGCCATGCAGCGCACCACGATATCCGCAGGGAAGCCGCCGCGCTTATAGCGCGAGGAGAGGCTGCTGGCAGCCATATCCAGATGCTGGGCCAGCATCATTTTGGACGGGAAACCATACGCCTCAATGACCCGGTCCAGAACGGACGCACTGTCGCTACTTAAATCAATTTTGAAATCAGTCACTTAAAATCCAGAACTCCGCAAAATGCGTATTGCGAATTGACACTTCGCAAAATGCGAATTATTCTGACCTCGTCTTGTTGATTATGCGAATAATGTTGGCTATTACCGAGCGCAACCGAAACGAGGAGTTTGCCTTATGCGTCCTGACATTACAATCACTATCCCCACCCCTTTCCTGCCGCTGCACGAGTACTGCCGTCTGACCGGGACTGCTATCGGCACCGCCCGGGACATGATCCGCGATGGCCGTTTGCCGATCCGTGATAAAGGCGATAAGCGCCGCGCCCGCGTTGAAGTCAACATGGCGGCGCTGACGGTAGAAGCCCTGAGCGGCTGCGCAGTTTCGCTTAACGCGCAGTAATAAATGATGAATTCGTTAATTGCGAATTTGCAGCGTAACGGGAGGCGAGATGGCCATTGAGGGCGTAGCGGCCACGGTGCCGCTGAGCGCGGGCGAACGCGCTGCCGGGCTGAACCAACTGGCAGCGCTGCGCGCCCGGCACTGGGGCGACAGCGGCTGGGATGAGGTGGCGCGTTTCCTGAATGAGATGCGCGACCGCCGCGACCCGGGGTATCACGATAACTGCCGGGCGCTGGCCGCCATCTTTTACTTTGCGAAGCTGCCCACCGCGCGCCACAGCGCAGCGCCGGAGGCTTTCACCCGGCAGGAGCAGCGGGCGCTGATCGCGGCGATGAACCACTTTCGGGCGGTGGTAAGCCTGTTTCCCAGACGGCTGATCCTGCCGAACTAATCCATTAATCAACAGCAATGGCGTAAACCCGCCGGGCCTGCTGTTGCCTGAATTCAGGAGAATTACCGTGGAATACACCACTACTTTATCCCACCCGGACGCAGAACAGGCGCTGGCGCTGATGATCCATGCTGCGCAAATGCGGGAGCGTAAGGGCGGGGCGCAGGCGATCGCCGGGCGTCTGGACGCGCTGGCACGCAAAATCAGTCGTGAAGCGCTGAACAGCGTCGAAGCGGCAGCGTTGCTGAGCGAAGAAGCCGAGCGCTTTGCACACCAGGCCCGGGAGATCGACTGATGGCCGATGAAATTGATATCGCCCAGCAGTACGAACAGGAGGCGCGCGAACGCTACATTGATAACGCGCGCAGTCGCCTGACCGGGCCGTCACGCCTGACCTGCGCATGCTGCGACGAACCGATCCCGGCATCGCGGCGTGCGATCCTGCCCGGCGTCAGCTGCTGCGTCACCTGCCAGGAGATCGCCGAGCTGAAGCAGAAGCACTATCGGGGCGGCGTGTGAGTGAGATTGCCTGGGCCTGGCCGTGGAATGCCCCACGTCCGGCGATTAGCAGTCCCGGTCTTACCCGGGAGGAGGAGCAGCGCCGCAACCGCACCATCGCGGCGCTGCTGCGTACCCGGCGCTGGCTGGCGCGCTATCCTCACTGCGTCACCGGCGGGATTTACCAGCGTATGGACCGGCTGGCGAACGAGCGCGGTATTCCGCGAGCCAACGCGGCGCTGATGGCCTTTTGCCGGCGGGTGTTGCCGCGTCTGCAGCAGGTGAGCGAACGCTATCAGGCGAGCGGCATCGATCGCACCCTGACGCGGGATCTCACCGGCTGGCGCTTCGATGATGCGTATCGCCGCTACCTTATTACCCGGCTGATGGATCTGCTGGCCCGCTACAACCGGCTGGCGGATCTGACTAAAGCCGACATCGATCTGCTCGCGGCGGACATTGCTAATCTGATCCGCGGTGAAATCGACAGCGAAGCGGATGAAAGCTGGAGCGAGCTGAAAACCCTGCACGCCTGGTATCTGCGCGCCGCCCATCTCTGCCAGCTGTTTCGCCTCACCCCGCCTGCGTGGGAGCGTATTACCCGCCGCTACGCCTGTGAAGAGCAGCTTGGCCCGGCGGTATTGCGCATGTGCAACGCTCTGTGGTGGCGCAGCCGCCTGCGCCGCATCGCCAGCGCCTGGCGTGAGCATCTGCAGATTGCCGTGGGCAACGTCAGCCAGCGCAGCACGCCATACGCCAGCAAAAGCTGCCTCAGCGAATGGCGGGAGCAGAAACGTCGCACCCGGGAGTTTCTCAAGGGCATGGAGCTGGAGGATGAAGAGGGTAACCGCATCAGCCTGATTGAACGCTACGACGCCTCCCGGGCCAACCCGGCGATCCGCCGCTGCGAGCTGATGACGCGCATTCGCGGCTTCGAAAACATCTGTCAGACTCTCGGCTACGTCGGCGACTTTTATACCCTCACGGCCCCCTCATCCTTTCATGCCACGCTGCGATCCGGCTTCCCGAATCCGCGCTGGTGCGGTGCCAGCCCGGCAGACACCCAGCGCTGGTTCGCCTCGCTCTGGGCGCGGATCCGCGCTCGCTTACACCGCCAGCAGATCCGCGTGTTTGGCATTCGCGTCGCCGAACCCCATCACGACGGCACGCCCCACTGGCATATGCTGATGTTTATGCGCCCTGAAAACGTGGCGCAGGTGCGGGCGATCCTGGCTGACTATGCCTGCGAGCAGGATGCTGACGAGCTGAGCGATGAGCGCGCCCGCCAGGGACGTTTTCATGCGGTTGCCATCGATGCCGAAAAAGGCTCCGCCACCGGCTACATCGCCAAATACATTGCCAAAAACGTTGACGGCTATGCCCTCGACGGGGAACGCGACAGCGAAACCGGCGGGCTGCTTACGCAGAGCGCGGCGGCGGTATCGGCGTGGGCCGCGCGCTGGCACATCCGGCAGTTCCAGTTTATCGGCGGCGCGCCGGTCACCGTCTACCGCGAGCTGCGCCGTCTGGCTGACAACGACGCAGCGCGCGGCCTGAGCGTGGATTTTGCCGCGGTGCATCAGGCTGCGGACCGCGGCGACTGGGCCGGATACGTCACCGCCCAGGGCGGGCCGTTCGTACCGCGCGCGGCGGTGCAGGTGCGCGTCTGGTATCAGACGGACGATGCGCGTAACCCCTACGGCGAGGAAAAAGCAGCCGTGGGCGGCGTATACGATACCGGCGTGGGGCGCGACGTGCCGCTGCTGACCCGCACCCGGCGCTGGAAAATCGTACCGAAGCTTGCCGCCGCGCAGGCGCAAACTCACTCTTCTTGGAGTTCTGTCACTAACTGTACGGGGGCGACGCACGATCGGAACGATACCCCGTGGGATGGCGTGACGCCGCTCACCCGCACTCAGCGGCGGCGCTTATCTGCCCGCCTGCGCCAGCCAACGGCCGTGCGGCGGCCACCCTTTATGCCGGGCAGTAACACCGATCGTGACGCGATCCGCGAGATCCAGACGGATATTCTGCTGATGACCGGCGAAACCATTAGCGCGGGCATGGGTTTCTCATTGCTGAAGGGGACCACGGCGCGTATTAACGGCCTGTGGTGTCGGGGCTCGCCCGGAGGGGAGATCTTTGGCGTTTCGCCCTGTGCAAAGCGTCAGACTGCTGCCGAACGCCAGCAAAACGCCCGACGCATCCTGGCCCGCGTCGCGGCGATCCGGGCGCAAAAGTGACCCCGAACGTGACGCACGTCATGGATGAATATTCTTTTAATTTCAGCATGATAAAAAAATGAAAGATTGGTTCGATTACACGTTTTCAAATAACCCCTGGCGTGCTACTGTATAGATATACAGTGCTTTTGGTGTAGGGGAGGTCACGTGGATCAGGGGTTGAAAGAGCAGGTGATGTTAGAGCGCGTCGAGTTAATTGCGCGCCTGACGTCAGAAGGGGCCAGCCAGGAAAGAGACAGGGAAATTGCATTAAATTTGATAGCCGAGCTGGCTGGCGGGCAGATGATGACCGACGGCAATTACACCGTGACTTTCACCGCATTACCCATCGACAAATAGCGCCGTGGTAACAGACTACGCTGCCGGGTGCCGACGCCCGCGATCTCTTACCACGTTAACGAAAACCATTACGCCGCCGTGATACCGGTTTTATGCCTTTGCCCGCCCGCTCCGGCGGGCTTTTTTTTGCCCGTCGTCCGGCAATGTTGTGCCTGCCTTCCTCCATCCGCCCTCGATAGCGCCCGGCTGCCCGGCGCAGGAAAATAGTCTCAGGCCCGGCGTTAATCCGGGCTGCGGCGCGGTGACGCACTGTCGCGCCGGGATAACTGACCGTAACGAGGAGCGACACCAATGAAAACCATAGCCAGCCAGGGGGACACGCTCGACGTTATTTGCCAGCGCTACTACGGCCGCACGCAGGGCGTGGTGGAGAGCGTACTGGCTGCCAATCCGGGACTCGCCTCGCATGGGGTGATACTGCCGCACGGCACCGCCGTTGAACTGCCTGAGGTGCCCGCTTCGCCGACCCGGGAGAGCGTCAACCTATGGGACTGACCGGGGAAAGAATTACCTCATTTATTGCCTACTGGCTCAGCGCTGGACTGGCGTTCTTCGGCGCCATGACGCCGCAGGATTTCGCCGCCTGGTTCGGGGTGCTGGGGGTGGTATGCACCGTCGGCGTTAACTGGTATTACCGCCGCAAAAGCTACCTGCTGATCAAATCCGGCAGCGACGAGGTGCGCCGTGAACTCACTCGCTAAGGGCTGTTCCATCGCTACGGTGCTGACCCTGACGCTGCTGGTGCCCGACTTTCGACTGCTGCATACCTCCCGGGAAGGGCTGGCGCTGATTGCCGATCTGGAGGGCTGCCGCCTGCGTCCGTATCAGTGCAGCGCCGGGGTCTGGACCAGCGGCATCGGTCATACCGCCGGCGTAACGCCGACGCGACCTGTCACCGAGCGCGAGGCCGCCGCCAATCTGGTGAGCGACGTGCTGCACACCGAGCGTCGGCTGGCGAACTGCATAACGGTGTCGATGCCCGACCCGGTGTACGACGCGCTGGTCAGCTTCGCCTTCAACGTCGGCACCGGGGCCGCCTGCCGTTCCACGCTGGCGGGATTTCTCCGCCGCGGGGAGTGGGCGCAGGCGTGCCATCAGCTGCCGCGCTGGATCTACGTCAACGGCGTGGCAAGCAATGGCCTGAAGCACCGGCGCGCCCGCGAGCAGGCCTGGTGCCTGACGGGGGCGCAATGAGAACCCTGGCTGCACTTACGCTGCTGCTGCTGAGCGCGGTGCTGTGGCTGCACCATAAAAATGGTCAGCTCGCGCAGGCGCTCAGCGAGGCCAGCGCCCGCAGCGCCAGCCAGAAAACCGCGATGAGCACCCTGGAAACGCGGCTGGCTGCAGCACTGACGCTGGGCCGGGATAACGAACGCGCCCAGGTCGCGCTGCGCCAGCGGCTTGAAGCTGCCGGCACCCAGGCGGCCCGGCGGGAACACACCATTACGAGGCTACTCCATGAAAACGCATCGCTTCGCCGCTGGTATGACGCTGAGCTGCCTGATGCTGTGCGTCAGCTGCACCAGCGCCCCGGTTACGCCAGCGCCGGTGATGATCTCCAGCGCCTGTCCGCGGGTGAGCCTGTGCCCGATGCCGGGCAGCGATCCACAGACTAACGGCGACCTGAGCGCCGATATTCGCCAGCTTGAGCGCGCGCTGATTGCCTGCGCGCTGCAGGTTGAAACCGTTAAACATTGCCAGGACAAACTCGATGCTCAAACCCACTAGCCTGCGCCAGGCCCTCGCGGCGGCGATCCCGGACCTGCGCGACCATCCCGACCGCTTGCGTCTCACCACCGAAAGCGGGCGCATCGTCTCAACCCTTGCCGCCTCGCTCTCGTTTGAGGCGCAGTATCAGCTCCGGCTCACCGTCTCGCCGTTTACCGGTGAACTGGAAGAGGTGGTGGTGCCGCTGCTGGCCTGGCTGCGGGTTAACCAGCCGGATCTGATGCCGGTGAACCCGGAGCAGCCCGGCGGCTTCAGCTGGCAGCTCGCGCCCGCCGCAGACGGCACGCCGCAGCTGACCCTCCTCATCCCGCTTACCGAGCGTGCGCTGGTCAGCCAGCAGGGCGAGACGCTGCACGCCACCTGGGTGGCGGAACCGCCGGAGCCTGCGGCGGTAACACGGCCGGTGGAGCTGTGGATGAAGGACGAGCTGGTCAGCCGCCAGCCCACATCAGGCAGCTGACGCGCTGCCGCATGGATTTTATCCCGGCGTAAGACCGCTCGTTGTGTGAGCCGCCATCGCGCCGGATGAAATGGTCGCTGAATCTCTTTTATCGCATCCTGAACCTATGAACACACTCGCATCGCTTCACGACATTTCGCGCTTACTGCGCAACCTGATCCGCACCGGCGTGGTGGTGGAAACCGACCTTGCCGCCGGGCGCTGTCGGGTAAAAACCGGGGGTATCACCACCGACTGGCTGCAGTGGCTGACCCAGCGCGCCGGACGCTCACGCAGCTGGTGGGCGCCCTCGGTTGGCGAACAGGTCATGCTGCTGGCCGTCGGCGGGGAGCTGAGTACCGCGTTTATCCTGCCGGGGATCTTTTCCGACGCGCATCCCGCGCCATCGGCCTCGGCGGATGGCTGGCACGTAGCGTTCCCCGACGGGGCCACGCTCTCTTATGAACCCGACACCGGCGCGTTGCAGGTGGCCGGGATCAAAACCGCAGACGTCACCGCGTCGGAGTCGATTACCGCCACGGTACCGGTAGTGCTGGTGAAGGCCGAAAGCCGCATCACCCTGGACGCGCCGGACGTGGTCTGCACCAACCGACTGATTACCGGCTCCATCGAGGTGCAACGAGGAGGAACCATGACGGGCAATATTGCGCACAACGGCGGGGCGCTGACCTCAAACGGTGTGCAGGTCGACAGCCACAGCCACGGTGCGGTACAGCGCGGCGGCAGCTGGACGGAGGGCACGCAATGACGGCGCGCTATGCCGGCATGGACCGGGCCACGGGCGAAACGCTGCTGGACGAGGCGCACATCAGCCAGAGCGTGCGCGACATCCTGATGACGCCGGTGGGCACGCGGGTGATGCGCCGGGATTACGGTTCGCTGCTGTCGGCGCTGCTCGACCAGCCGCAGAACCCGGCGCTGCGGCTGCAGATTATGGAGGCGTGCTACATGGCGCTGCTGAAGTGGGAGCCGCGTATCACCCTGAGCGCCCTGAATTTCGAGACCCGCTATAACGGCGAGATGATCGTTGAGTTGACCGGTCAGCTGGTCGACAGCGCGGGCGACGTATCGTTAACCATTCCACTGAGCTGAGACTATGCCGACCATTGACCTGAACCAGCTCCCCGCCCCGGATGTGGTCGAGGAGCTCGATTATGAAACCATTCTCGCCGAGCGCAAGGCGACGCTGATCTCGCTCTATCCCGCTGAGGAGCAAGCGGCCATCGCCCGCACCCTGGCGCTGGAGTCCGAGCCGCTGGTGAAGCTGCTGGAAGAGAATGCGTACCGCGAAGTGATGTGGCGTCAGCGCGTGAACGAGGCGGCGCGAGCGGTGATGCTCCCGTATGCCACCGGCAGCGATCTCGACGTGCTGGCGACCAACAACAACACGGCTCGCCTGGTCATTACCCCGGCTGACGACAGCGCCATTCCGCCGGTGCCGGCGGTGATGGAGTCCGACAGCGATCTGCGGCTGCGCACCCAGCAGGCGTTCGAAGGGCTGAGCGTGGCCGGGCCAACCGGCGCTTACGAGTACCACGGACGCAGCGCCGACGGACGCGTCAGCGATATTTCGGTGGAGAGTCCCAGCCCGGCCAGCGTCACCATTACCGTGCTATCGCGTGAAAACGAGGGCAAGGCCGATGCCGGGCTGCTGGCAGTGGTTGAACAGGCACTGAACGCCGAGTCTGTGCGTCCGGTGGGCGACCGGGTGACGGTGCAGGCCGCAGAGATTGTGCCCTATGCGGTGAACGCCACGCTGTTCTTCTATCCGGGGCCGGAAGCCGGGCCGATACGTGATGCGGCGGCACAAAAGCTGCAGCGCTATGTCACCGCCCAGCACCGCCTCGGGCGCGATATTCGCCTCTCCGCCATTTATGCCGCGCTGCATGTGGAAGGGGTGCAGCGCGTCGAGCTGAGCGAGCCGACCGCAGATATCACCCTCGGCAAGCACCAGGCCTCGTGGTGCACCGGCTACACCCTGCTGAACGGAGGCGCGGATGAGTGACGACCGCCTGCTGCCGCCCGGCACCTCAACGCTTGAAGTCGCCGCCGCCCGCGCTGCGGCGGAGATTGCCCGCGTGCCGGTGCTGCTGCGTACTCTGTGGAGCCCGGAAAGCTGCCCGACGCGCCTGCTGCCGTATCTGGCGTGGACGCTGTCGGTGGATCGCTGGGACGAGAACTGGCCTGAGGCCACCAAGCGCAGCGTCATCGCCTCGGCGTTCTATATCCACAAGCATAAGGGCACCATCAGCGCGCTGCGCCGCGTGGTGGAGCCGCTGGGGTTTTTGATTCAGATCCGCGAGTGGTGGCAGACCGATGAGCAACCCGGCACGTTTCGCCTGGTGGTGGGCGTGCAGGAGAACGGCATCACCGAGGCCATGTTTCAGGAGCTGGAGCGGCTGATTAATGATGCCAAACCCGCCAGTCGCCATCTGATTGGTCTGTCGATCAGCCTGAGTACCGACGGCGCGTTCTTCGTCGGGGCAAACAGCTACGGCGGCGACGAGCTAACGATATACCCCTATGTGCCTGAAAGCATCACCGTGAGCGGGGGCTTCTACCCGGCTCAGGCGATTCATCTTGTTGACAACATGAGAGTAACTGCATGACCGCGAAATATTTTGCCATTCTGACCAATCAGGGAGCCGCCCGGCTGGCAAATGCCACCGCGCTCGGCACCAGACTGAACCTGACGCAGCTTGCGGTGGGCGACGCCAACGGCGTGCTGCCGATGCCGAACCCGGCGCAGACCGCGTTGATCCACGAGCAGCGCCGCGCGCCGCTGAACCTTATCGACGTCGATCCGGCCAACCCCGGGCAAATCATCGTTGAGCAGATCATCCCCGAGGACGAGGGCGGATTCTGGATCCGCGAGATCGGCCTTTACGATGATGAAGGTTTTCTGGTTGCGGTAGCGAACTGCCCGGAAACCTACAAACCGAAGCTGCAGGAGGGGAGCGGCCGTACCCAGACCATTCGCATGGTGCTGATTGTCTCCAGCACCGAAGCGGTGACCCTGAAAATTGACCCGGCGGTGGTGCTGGCAACGCGTAAGTACCTGGATGACAAGGTTATCGAGGTAAAAGCCTATGCCGATGGCCTGCTGAAAAAGCACGTAGAAGCCGCGAACCCACATCAGCAGTACCCGTTAATCGCTAACGCGCTAAAAGAAATGGCCGACGCCGGGCTGGTGGTCGACGTTCTCAAAAACCTTGGTTTGGGGGAAGCGGCTAAGCGTGGGGTGGGGACTGGCATGGATCAGTTACCTGATATGAGTTTTTTTGCATCGTCGCTTTCCTCAAATGGCTGGCAAAAATTACCTTCTGGATTGATC